TAGCTGAGAAGCTAAGAGTTAGAATGAATCCTATAAATAGGTATATGATATGTTTTGGCATAATATTTATGCCTTCCAACTATAAGTTGTTTATCAAATACCTATCTAAAGATAAAGTTATTTCTTGTAGAATTTTTCTACTGAATCTGCGTAGTTCTTCCAAAAGCTTTTAGCATCTTCAAAAGCATCTGCGTAGAACTTAGTAAAGTAGTTCTTAAAGTCTGAATAGTTTAGCATTGTTATCTCCGTTAGTTTAGGAGTATATAATGGTGCAACGCAATAAAATCAAGATTACTTTATATTTAAATGTATTTTAATTGATTCTATGAAATCGTTAATTGTCATCTCGTATTTCCACCCAAGATAAACTCCCAATATTGTTCCTAGTATAAATGTAATCATTTTAATTGTTCTCTTATTTTTGTTGCTGATATTTCTTGTATTTCTTTTGGAAGTACAACTTCTTCTATTTTATATCCAACATCTCTACCATAACAGATATTTGTAATATTAGGAACTTTAATGACATCAAATTTTCCTATGTAATCTTTTAACTTTTCTTCAATACGTTTTTTTATATCTTCAAATACAAAAGGGTTATTATCAGTTTGTGGCATATCTCTAACCATAATAATAACTTGTCCAGTTTTTTCTAATATCTTTTTGAACAAAGCTAAATGTCCATCGTGAAAAGGTTGCCATCTTCCAAGCATCTGTGCAGTAGGTTTATTGTAGTCTATCATGTATCTGCTTTATTATGTTATCGTAATTAAAATCTTTAATTTCAAAATCTACTTTTTTAGGTTTCTCAAATATTTTATTAGTATCTTCAAATCTTCCTTTATCAATAGTATTAATCCAAATCTTAATATCGTAAAAAGATCTATAAGATTCAAATGGACAAACAAAATCTACAACTACATGATTAACTGCAAGATCGCACATTGTCATCATACGATTAGCTTGTCTCCTTCTACCAGAATCTGTGAAATCCCAATCTTCAAATAGTTTTCTAATTTCGTCTGCGTTAAAATGTGGTATTTTTTTACCCTCTACTAATTTTTTAGCAAATGTAGTTTTGCCAGAATTTGGTAATCCAAATATTAATATTTTCATATATCTAAATTAGAATATTGTTTTATTATATTAGCTGGTAAATAATCTTTAACACTATATTTGTTTAACTTTATTTTATCAGTTCTTATTTTATGAAGTGGTGCATTTAATACACTATCATCATATTTAATATTGTTTACTGAAAATTCTTTAAAGTTTTTAAAGACATGATTGTAATTATCTATTTTTAAAAATTTGTATATTTTATTAGTTTGATCTAATGGTTTGTTAATTAAATCTGTATAATTAACTCTAATGTAATCTTCTTTTTCTTTAATAATATTTTTTATACTCCACAAACTTTTTCCAATCATTCCATTACTGTCCATTAATTGATGACATCTTGATTCAACATTAATTGGTTTTTCAATTTTAATAAATGACGCAAGACATTCTAATACTGGTCTATAAAGAATAATAAATTTTGGCTTTTTTATAATTGATTTTAATAATTCAAGGTTTGCTGGTGTACCCCATAATCCTCTATCTATAATAAATTCAGCTTTCCAATTTTTGTAATAATTATCAAAGACATTTTTAATTATGTTGTTAAATGATTTTTTGTCAGGGAAGTTTCTTAATATTTCTGAATCGGTAAGCAAATGTAATTGATAAAGCACATCAGTAAGAATTGTGTTTGCTGTTAAGCTAATCTTATTATTTTGATTTATTATTGAACCAAGTAAAGTGTTTCCACTTCTGGGTAAACCAGTTAAAAAATAGTATGCCTTCATTATTTTGAAGAACTTACTAAATGATTATATTGTTGTCAAATCCCAAGATAAGGTTTGTTCGTTCCACTTATATCTATTTTCGTCTTGTGGATAAGCAACTGGTGCTTCCCAAAGACAAGTATCTTCGTTTAATATCCAAGAGTTAAAAGGTTTAGGTGCAATGAAAGCATCTCTGTCTTCATCATAAATCATTCCTATTCCTGCATGGTTTTTTCTTAAAGGTGTTCCACCATTATTATGTACTCCACCATGAGTATTATAAGAAGTCTGTTTCCATACTGGATAACCAGTTAATTTTGTTAAGAAATCAATTCCATTAACTTCTTGTTCAACTCCATTAGAATCTTTTAATACGTTATTGTGTACTGAAAGAACTTCTATAACTTTTGAATTTAATCCTATTTTTGCAAATGATGCCATTATGCTGTGTAACTCCCTGAACCTGTAAATTTTAATATTGTATTACTACCAGATGTTGTAACTGTTGGCGAACCAGTTGTAGTTGTTGAATAATTAGCAGTTGGTACACTTAATATAACAACTCCTTTTCCACCAGAACCACCCGTAGAACCACCACCTCCTCCTGAACCACCACCACCTCCTCCTAAATTAGTAGTTCCATTTGTTCCATTACCACTACTAGAACCATTTCCACCACCACCAGAACCACCTGTTCCTGCTGTTGAACCATTTCTTCCTCCTCCTCCTCCACCTGCATAAGTTACAGAAGAACCAGTTATTGAAGAAGCTGTTCCATTTCCTCCATTACCACTAGCATTACCACCAGCACCAGCAACTGAAGCACCTCCTCCTCCACCTCCTCTATTTATATTTGGACTACCATCACCACCACCACCATTATTTCCTTGTGATGGAGACGTACTTGGAGTATTTCCTGTTCCTCCAATACCTTGAGTAGGTTGAGTGTCACCACCACCTCCTCCTCCAGAACCTCCATTATCACCATCTCTTTGAGGTTGTGTAGGTGGACCACCACCATTACCCCCACCACCACCCCCAGCACTTGTAATAGTTGTTAAACCTGAACCTGATATAGATGAATCCGAACCTGCTGTTGCTAAAGTAGATGCACTAGTACCTCCTCCTGTACCTCCATCTCCAACAGTTACTGTAATTACTGTTGCAGGTATTACTGATTGAGTTGATGTTCTAAATCCTCCTGCACCACCTCCACCAGCAGAATAATATCCACCTCCACCACCAGCACCAGCTACTACTAAAAAATCTATTGAATAAGATAATGGGTCTATTGATTGTGTACCATAATTTGAAGCAGAACTTGAAACCCAACCTTGTGTAGCATCTACATAAACTAAAGTTACAGCTTCTCTATTTGTTGTAAGCATTTTGTTTGATGTTTCTCCATTAATTTTATTTGAATTTCTACCTAATGTAATATTATTTGTAGCAAAAGTTCCTGCGTAATCTACTATTGCTACTTGATTTCCAGCACTTGGTGAAGCTGGTAAAGTTACTGTGAAAGCAGATGATGTTGTATTGCAAAAATATCCTTCTCCAGCAACAGCAGTAAAACCTGAAGTTTTAATTGCTGATTGAAAAGCTACACCAGCAGATGGACTTATAAAAGATAAAACACCAGAACCATTTGTGCTTAATACTTGTCCGTTTGTTCCGTCAGCAGTAGGTAATGTAAAAGTTAAATCAGCAGATAAAGAAGCTGGTGCTTTTAATGCTACATAGTTTGTTCCATTAGCTGTCGTTTCTCTAAAGCGAATCTCTTTTTGATTGTCTATAATTAAATTTACTGTTGATGTAGAAGCTGAATCTGAAAGTGTTAAAACTGTTGCTGTTGCAGTTGTTGATAGTCCAGTAATTGATACTGTTGAATCTAACCAATTTACTGTGTTAGCTGTATGGTCAATAGTTGCTAAAGATATATCATCAGCACCATCATAATATTTTAAAGTTGGAGAAGTTGCAGTTGTTGTGTCTAACCAAAGCTGACCAGCTACTGCACCAGATGGTCTAGATGTTCCTGAATTTGTTGTTTGAATTGCTGAAAGTGCATTATTAAGATCAGAACGAAAAGAACTGAATCCTTGATTTGCTATATTATAATCGTGTTGTGCCATATTCTATCTAATATCCTTTAGCTAAATAATCAAAAGTTTTACTAACTCCTGAACTAGCACTATTTTTAAATGCTACATTAAAACCATTAACAGTTTTACTTGAAATTGTAAAGAAATCTCCTGTGTTCATACCTTGTGCTGTTATTCCTACTGCATAATTTGAAGAATAAAAAGGATAAGTAAAAGTTACTGCATAA